GTATTTTTTACAAACCCCAAGCGCTCCGGCCAGCTCGCGCTAATCAAGATCATCCGCCCGGACGGCGAAGTCTTAACCCTGAAAGCTGGCAGCAATGCTAAACGGTACGCGAGAAAGCATCAGGAAGGGGTCAAAGACGCTGGTGTGTTTTTTGCGGAAAACATGAGTAACCCTATGGCTTCATTGTTTGCGTGCTGCAAGGGGCGGATTGAGGCGCATAGGAAAATCAGCGGGCTTGGGATGGAGGGCGCGGTATGGAATCGGTAACCGAAGCACGGCGGGCGAAGTTTGAGGCGTTATTCCCGGCGCCGTATTATGTTCAGTGGAACACGGATCGCCAGGGTTACTACTCAATCAATCGCGACTCGACGCGAAAGCGTGGCGCTGAGTGTTACGACTCAAAGTGGCAGGGCTACAACGCCGCGCTTGATTCGCTGGTGATTGAGCTGCCGTCGCATGATCAATACTTTGAAGACGAGGCGCGCTGTGCGGTTGATGCGTGCCGTGAAGCAATCGAAAAAGCAGGGGCGAGAGTAAATGGGTAAAGTAATTTTGATTTTTGCTGTTGGCTTAAATTTTGGAGCGGGCTTCATTCCGGGAAGCGAAGAAGGTATCAGCTTCTTGCAGGGCGTGAACTTTTTCATGGCTATTGTTTCCGCTTACGTTTTGGGGCTTACGTCATGAGCAAACCAGAATACACCGGCAAGGACGTGAGCTATTACCTTGTCAAGATCGAATCGCCGAAGCGCCTTGATCCGTACACAGCGGAATGCGAAGACATTATCGAGGCGCTGGGCATGACCTTTGCCGAAGGCTGCGCGTTCAAGGCTATCTGGCGTAAGTGCGCGGCGCGTACGCTTGGCGTCGCTAAGGCCGGTTATAAGGGCGGTTTGTATGATGCGGAAAAGGCCCAGTATTACGGTGCGCGAATGGTAGCCGCTGAATTGCGCCTTGAGGAATTGACACGCACCGCTGCACATGCTCAAACCGTCCATAGTCCTATGACAGCGGACAGCGAGCCAGCCACAGAGATTGATGACGAAAGCGACCGTATTCAGGCGATTGGCCAGAATGGGAATAGCGGGGAGCATTACGATCAGGCAGAGATTGACCGCAAGGCCGCTGACTACGCCGTGCTCGAAAAGCTGGACCGCTGGAAGGGTGCGCCGTTTGATGCAACGCACTGGCTACCGGAAAACAGTGATTGGGCATCGACGTTCTTCAGGCTATTTCCTGGCGGCTGGGATTATTACTACAAAGGCGAATGGGTAAGGGATGGTTTTTTTGCGTATGAGAAGTCACTGGAATCCCGCCCATGCGCGAACTAATTGACCAACTCATGAACGCCGACGACGCCAGCGGCTTGAGCTTCTTCAAGTTTGCTGAGCGTGCGTCCGAGGAAATCCTTTACACCGACACGGACGATTACGAATCGGTGCAAATCATCCTGGCGCTGATCCGTGGCGACACTGAGCTGGCGTTGAAAATGGCTGCGCGGTATGAAGAGCCGCTTCGCAAGCTGGCTGAAAATATGTTGAAAAAACGTATTGACGAGCAGCGAGAATAGGCGATAATGAGCGCAGACCAAGGCAGGAAGCCAGTCTAGGTGGTTATGCCATGCCACTGCGCAAGAAAACGCGAATGATCCCTTGTGGGGCTAAGCTGCTAGCGGTTTCCTAGACTGCTAGCATGACAGCCGGAAAGACGGCCCATAGTCAGCGATGGCTATTGGAATGGGTGAATGCGTAGGCGATACGACTTGCAGGAAGAGTGGACTTAGGCCTGAATAAATACCACTTGTGCCAGGTTCGCAACTGGCCACCCATTCCAATGCCATCTCGGCATTAACCCCGCAGCTTGGTCGCACTGGGTGACAAGTGCCTAGCAGACGCTAGGGCCAACTAACCAGAGGGGAATAAAATGAGATGGCTGGTGCATAGTCGCTTTAGCTGGCTTGATATGGCTTTCTTGGTTTCAGGTCTTGCCATTTACAAGTCTTTAGGGTTAGCAGCGTTTTTGGGCTACATGTTTGTTGCCGGTATGCTTAGCGTTATTGCTGAGAGGGTATGGCGCAAATGATCCACCTTAACCAACCTGAACACCTACCACCGGTCAACTGCCCAATTGTGGTACAGTTACCGTGCGGCACTATTGCGAAAGCCGAGCGCACTAGCTTTATCGCTGACCGCTCGCGAGATATGGAATACAGACTTGAGTCAGGCGAAACCATTACAGGCCGATTCAAGTGGACTTATCCTTGAATGGGTAGCCGCTTGGAAGGCGTACAAAAATGCCGAGTCACTTGCAGAGGCAACACTGGCACGGCGCGAACTGGATAGATTGGGGAGGGTGGGTTAAGTGACGCCAGAGCAAAAGCAACTATTCGACAAGCTGACAGAGCTACAGCAGCGCACGGCAATTAACGTGCTAGCTGGCATGACTCAGCGCGCCGGGTATTATGCGGCTGGCGGCACTGCTGAGAATGACAACGCGGCAGATGCGATTGTTTCGCGAATGCTAAGGGATGCTAAGGTTGTCGCATTCATGGATGCAATGAAGGAAGAAGCCGTATCAGCCGCCGTAATGACGAGAACAGAGGCGCTGGAAAAGCTTTCAGCGCTTGCCCGTACCGACCTAAAGGATTTGGTAGAGTTCGGTGAATACGAGCTAGGCAGCGATCCTGAAAGCGGCGACCCGATCATTCAATCGTCGTGGCGTATTAAGCCTAGCGCGCTACAAGATCCGGTCCAAATGGCTGCGATTGCTGAGCTAACCGCAAGCAAGGAAGGGATCAAGATCAAGACGCACAGCCCGCTAGCCGCGATTAAGCAATTGTCGGATATGCAGGGGTGGGATGCAGCCAAGAAGCTGGACACCACTCTGCGCGTAGTGGATGACGAAAGTGAGCAATGGTAAACCTCGCGCATTTCCGAAAGCACGTTAAGGAAAAGTCCCCGGCCTTCGTTCCGCTGTTCACAGACCAAAGCCGCTACCAGGTTGCATGGGGTGGCGCAGGTTCCGGTAAATCGCACATTGTGGCCCGCAAGATCCTTTACCGCATGCTGAAAGAGCATGACGTGCACCACAACTTCCTAGTAATACGCAAAGTAGACCGAACCATTAAGCGTTCGGTTTTTACGTTGATGCGCAACATCATCAGCCGGTGGGGGCTGGCTGATCAATTCGACGTAAACCTGACCGACAAAACCATCATCTACAAGGTGAATGGCTCGCAGATCATGTTTAGTGGACTGGATGACGTAGAAAAGCTCAAGTCGATTGAGGGCGTTACGTCCATTTGGTGTGAAGAAGCAACTGAGCTAACGCAAGAAGACTTTGAGCAGCTAGACCTCCGCCTTCGTGGCGAGCATGGATGCCTGAAGCAAATCATTCTTACGCTCAACCCAATCAGTGAGCAGCACTGGATTAAGCGCATCTTTTTTGACGACCCAATGACGGGCGTGTTTACCCTGCACACCACCTACCTCGACAATGCGTTTATTGACGACGAATATAAGATGGTGATGGAGAACAAGAAGAAGACGAACCCGCGATATTACAACATCTACGCGCTAGGAAACTGGGGTACGGCAGAGGGACTGATCTTCCCCGGCGTGACTCAGCGGGTTATTAGGGCTGATGAGATCGCAGGTCTTGAATGCGTTCAAGGCCTAGACTTTGGCTATACAAACGACCCCAGCGCGTTCGTTCAATCTTACGTGGATCTAAAGGCTAAGCGCCTGTACGTCTATGATGGATTTTACGAGAAAGGCATGAGCAACGCGCAAATCGCAATGTCCATTAAGAAAATGGAAGCGCACAGGCACAAGACGACCGCCGATAGCTCAGAGCCGAAGTCAATTGATTACATCAAAGGCAAGGGCGTAAGGATTGAAGGTGCCGCAAAAGGCCGCGATTCCGTAGGCGCTGGCATTGACTACCTAAGCGAGTTTGAAATCATCGTCAACGCGCACCTGGTTGAATTTATGACCGAGTTCAACAACTACAGTTGGGCGCTAGGCAAGGACGGCAAGCCGACGAACAAGCCCGTTGACGACTTCAACCACTTTATTGACGCCTTGCGCTATTCGGTCGAGCATCTGCGCGACGGCAGCTACTCCCTTTCAGCGTGGGGCTAGTGCTACACTAGCAGGAACCATGCCAACTACCGGGCGAGCAGATGAATAAGCAAAAACCACGCATTCAAGTTCAGGGCGGCGAGTACCGCATTGACGCTTGGAACAATGCAGCGTCCGGCATGGGTATGCCTGGCATTGACAAGACCCTATATGGGCGATTCGGCACCATTGGCCGCCTTGAAAACTCCGCGCTTTCGCTTATGTATCGTTACGACTGGCTGTCGCGCAAGATTTGCGACCGCCCCGCTAGTGATGCTGTGCGCCGATGGATCAAGATTGACGGTGACAATGAAGGCCAGATCAAGTCTGAGCTTGAGCGCCTGGGGGCCAAGCAAAAGATCAAGAAAGCCATCGCGTGGTCTCGCTTATACGGTGGGGCCGCTATCCTGCTGATTGTCGAGGATGGGCGCACGCCTGCCGACCCGATCAGCTGGGCGTCGGTGCACAAGGTCGTGGACTTGAAGGTAGCCGACCGCTACCGCTTGCAGCCACAGGGCCGCATTGTTGACCCGTACAGCGTTGGATTTGGCGAGCCTGAATTTTATGCACTGAACAACGGCACAATCTTTCACCATTCGCGCGTTCTCAAGTTCAACGGTGCTGAACTGACACAAGACGACATGGAAACAGAGCAGTGGTGGGGCGGCTCATACATTGAGCTTTACAACGAAGCCGTCCGCGCGTTTCAGGCGTCTATGCAAGATGTGCGCCATATAATGACTGAGAGCAGCGTGGGCATGTTGCGCATACCCGGCCTGACTCAATCAGTCGCGATGGGCGGCACGATATTTAACATCATCCAAAAGCGCCTTGACGCATTCAACCTGTCGAAATCGGTATACCGTACGGCGGCGATGGACAAGGAGGAAGAATTCGATTTTCACAGCCGGCAACTTGCCGGGCTGTCTGATTTGCTAGACCGGTTTATGACGCAGGTATCGGCGGCTACCGAGCTTGGCGAGCTGGTATTGTTCGGCACTACGCCGGGCGGATTGAACGCCAGCCAAGAGGAACAGCTCGCCTCTTATGACGATGTTATTCGCGGCATCCAAGAAGGCGACCAGATGCAGGCGCTCAACGCAATCACGGCCTGCCTTAACGGCGGCACGGTGCCAGAGTGGGATTATTGCCCGTTGCGCGAAATGAGCGACACGCAAAAGGCTGACGTACGCTTGAAAGAGGCGCAGGCGTTGCAGGCTATCGCGGACGTTGCAGCCATTACGCCAGACCAAGCCATTGCCCACCTGAACAAGACCGGCCACTTCGACCTTGAAGAGGGCATGGATGCAGATTGGATTGAGGGGGAGTAACCACATGAGCAACAAAACCCGCAAATCAATCGTAAGGAGTAACAAACATGGCTGGAATTATACCTGGTGGTGGTGGTGCCGGTAGCGTTGGCCCCGAAGGTCCCGCTGGTCCCGCTGGTCCCGCTGGTCCCGCTG